ATTGTTGATGTCATCAGCCCCTCAATAACACCCGCGGCGACTGCCGGAACGAACTCGCCTCCGGTCCGTTGCTCGGTCGTTTGCCGTCGGTCGATAACGCTGCTGCCTGAGACCATTGCTCGTTCAGTCCGAGCATGGCCGTATTCTGTTTCCGGGTATTATCTTCACTCTCGCCGATGTAGGCGTTCCATCCCGCAGCGAGTCTGGGCGCGGCCGCGGGCCGCACTTCGACACCGCCCGCAATCGTCAACTCGATCGACTGTACCGGCGCGCTCGCGCTCTCCTGCCCGGTCGATCCCACCCAGCACATCGTCACGAAGTACATCCCTGCCGGGAGCGATCCCTCGATGACCCGCAACACCGGAACCTCGGCGCGAGACAACGGCTCCACCGCGAAGCCGATACCGGTCTGAAATAGCTTCTCCGCCGCCCACCGCGCGAGTTCGCGATACTCGTCTCGCCGGCCCTTGTACCGATCGTTCAATTGGTTGTGATATGCGTCCCGATATGCCAACTCGAGTGCACGAAACGTGTGCCACAGCTTGAGGGGCGGCGTAACCACGACGCTCTCCAGGCCTTGGCCTGACCCGATCCGGCTCACTGCAGCCGTAAGATCGATTCCGACTTCCCCTTGCGCCAATTCCAGTTTCCGCGTCAGGTCGATTCCCTCCGAATTCGCGATGTCGAGAATGGAGGAGTCCTGGGCTGCCAAATCCTCCAGCCCTGAAATGATCCCGTCCGTGAAGAGCGCCATGGTCGTCCCTCAGTCTTTCGCCGGCTTGGTCGCAACCTTCAGCCGGTGTAGGTCCGCCGTCGGAACCACCGACAGCTGTACTTTGCTCAGCGCGATCACCTCATCGGCGGCCCGCTTCGCTTCTGACTGCTCGTCCCGGAAATCTTTCGCCTCTTTCGGAGTGGCCAGGCGTGCGCGACCCTCCACCACCATCTTTGCGGCTAGCCGTCTCGGCACTTCGATTCGAATTCCGGCACGGCCGCCGTCGTCGGTCTCCGCGCTGACCACTACAGCCTCCGCGTCAGCGATCACTTCTTCGATCTCCCGAATCTTCTGGTAATAAATCCTCAAGTCCATCCTGATCTCCTTTCTTTCGGCGGGGCCTGGTTGGCCCCGCCCTGATACAACCGTGTCGATTTAGGTGTTGACCTGAACGCCCATGTTGTTCCGCAGGACGCCGCAGCCGTAAAGGACGTCCACCGTGAATTGCTGCGCGAGCGTGTTCGGCTGATAGCTCATCAGCACGCGCACGCCGAAGTTGCCCAGTTCCGCGTACTCCGCGATCGCTCCCGTGCCCGGCAGCGGACGGGGCAGGCGGCGAACCACCAGGCCGAGCGCGTTCTTGGTGAACGCCAGGTTGTGAGTCGTCGTCGGCGAACTCCCGGTCCGCGAAACGAATTGCGACCGGAACACGAAGAAGTCCTTCACCTTTCCAACAGTGCCGTCCACCAGGCAGCGAAGCCCGGCGTCTCCGGCACTCTGGAACTCGCTGAAGCGCGGAATCTGGCGCCACTGCGAATACGTCGCGGCGTCCACCACCAGGAACTTCTGATCGGAGGGCGGAACCTTCGCCAGGAACAGCGCTGTCTCGGCCGCGTCCACCGTTGCTTCCGTGATCGGCGACCCGGCTGTGCCCACGGGAGTGTTAGCGGTAAACGAGGCGTACAGTCCCAGCAGGTCGCTTTCGATCCGTTGCGCGATCGCGGCCACCGCCGGCTCCATGTAGATCCGGAGCAGGTCCGGCACCGCCAGCACCTTCGTCACATCCGGAATCTGGAACGTCGCTTCAGCATGCGTGTTGAGCACGATCTGCGCATTCCCGAGACTCGGATTCTGCGTCTGCACCGTCCCACCCTCTGCGATGTTGTTGGCAAACATCGTCGGCGGGATCGGAATGTTGACGGTGTCGCCCGCCTGGGCCAACACCGGCTCGTAGTCGCGGTTCACCAGGTTGCCCATGATGAGATTCCCGGTCAAAACCGGCAAAGCGTCAGCCGCCACTAATTTCACAATCGCGTTCGCGAGATTCGTTGAGGTAATTGCTGCCATTGAGTTATCCTTTTGCTCTTCCTTGTTTATGGGAACTTCTATCGCCGCCGATCCCTGGCGGCCGCCATCTCCGTGACCGGCGATGGGGTCCGCAGAGCTCCGGCATGTGCCGGATCCCTACGGCCGCCTCTTTACATGCCCCGCAACGTATGCGAGGCTACGCGCACGATTTCTTCTCGTACCCGCCGCATCTCTTCCGCACTCATGCCCGGACGAATTCCTTCCAGTTCTACTGCCTCCCGCGGAGCCGGAGGTGCCTTCTGGGTCGCCGTCATTCCAGTTCCGCCGCCCGCGATCCGCGCCGGCAGAAATTCCGGGTTCGCCGCGACAAACTGAGCGAGATACTCTTTCAATCCGACCTCGCCTGCTTCTCCCCGGGCGATCAAACGCCCGTCGTCGGCCCGCTGTACATCGTCCTGCACCGCCTTATAAGCGATGTCCAGCTTCGCGACACCCAGCTTCTGCAGTTCTGTCCGAATTGCCGAATTCCGCTCCGCCTCTGCCGCTGCCTGCCGGCTCCGCTTCGCCTCTTCCGCCAGTTCGTTCATCCGTCGTTCGAGCTGTTCGCGCCGCCTGCGCTCTTCCGCAAGCTCCGCCTTGTGCGCCGGTTCGCTCTTGGATCGCTCCTGATTCACGAACTCCTCGATCGCTTGCCGCACGATCGCCTGCACGTCCAAACCTTCCATGTGTCTCCCTTCTTCCTTCAGGCCTTTACCGACTTCCGTCGATCTCGTCCGCCACTTGGTTCTTGACCTCCTGCCGCGCGTCGCACAGGTACTTGAAAGCCAGTTTCTTGAAAACCTGCTTCTTCAAAGTCTCTGAACCAATCCCCAACTCCAGCAGCTTCTTCGCGTCGTCCAGTTCCTCGCTAAAATCGCCGATATCGAACTGGTCCAATCCCGATACGTCCACCGTGATCCCGTCCTGCCGCGCAGCCGCTATCGATCGCAGCACCTGCTTCATCGATTCCTTTACCGCATCCCCGTAGGCACGTAGCACCTCCTGCGTAATCCCGAAGTCCCGCTGCTTACTCAGCCCGGATTGCTTCAGGTCGCCCGCCATCGTGCCCCCGGCCTGTCCCATCACGTAACAGACCCGGTAGATCTCCTCTTTGAGCCGCACCAGGTTATCCGCGGCGATCTGGTAGACCTTGCCTTCCGGCTCTGTCCACCCGAAACGATCGTTCGGACCGAGCTGGATGAAGTAACTCTCTCCGACGACCTGGCTCCACTCCCGCTCCGAGTAGATCACCGGAGTCGCGAATAGCCCCATCGTCAGCGCCCATGACAGCGCGTTCGACTTATTGAAGTGCTCCAGTTGCAGCAGCCCGGCCTTGTTCATCAGCCAAAGCCCTTCCGACACCCGCAACTCGAACAGAGGAACCCGCTTCAGCGAGGCCAGCGCGTGCCGTCCTTCGCCCAGCAACTCGATCTTCTTCGACTCGCCACTCTGGCGATAGAGTTGATATCTCTCGCGGTCGTAGTACACCCACCGCGTTTCCCGCTCCCATACCGGGTCCGTCACACTCGCCTGTTTCAGGCACGACGTCCGGACAACCGCCCAATCGAACCCGCCGCGTTCTCCGTAGCCCCAGTTAATGACTTCGTCCGCACCGTACTCCATCAGGTACGCGCGCGACTGGCCCTGTGCGTCTTCCTCAGCCCGCGTCATCGCCGCCCCGCTTACCTGCGGAAAATCCAACGCGATGTAACTGGCTCCGCATACCATCGCCTGCACGAACCTCTGCCGGAAGAACTCCGAGAGATTCGTCCCCCGCAGATCGCAATCCTCGGCGAATTCCGTGAAGAACTTCCTGGCCGCACTGTCACTGCCATCGAACAGCAGCACCGGCTCTCGTCGCATCAACGTAGCGGCGTACCAGTCGATAATCGACCCGATATAGTTCTCATAGAACACTCGGCTCAGCCGCTCGGCATAGACTCTCTCCGGCTCTTTGTGGCGCTGCACCAGGTAGTCCGACGCGTTCTCGCGTAATCGCTCGCCGCCCGCGTACAGGTCTTTGTACTGCTTCCACATCGCCTTCCGCGCCGCGTATTCGGGATGTTCTCGATTGATGTTTTCCATTACCTTCAGCCTCACGCGCTCTCGCGCTAGATCAGCCTCTCCTGTCTTTCCCCGATCGTTGCTTGTGGCCGGCATTCCTGCCACAGCAGGTATCCCAGCGCGTCCGACAAATGTGTCCGCTGACGGTCGCGCTCTTTGTCGATCACGTTGGTCTCGGCCTTGTACATCACCTGCTCGAGATCCTTGATAAGTTCCTTGCACTTCTGATCGACCTTCATCCGAATCTCTCCGGACGCTGACCGCAGCTTGGAATTCATCAGGTTTACCCGATCCCGGATTGCTGGATTCGCCTTCGGCGCCCGATAACTCACCGGCACGCTCGAATGGATCCGGAATTGCTCCCGCACCATCTGGTAATCCGAATAGCCAGTAGTCTGCTGGGTGTGACCCGACGCATCCCCGTACACGATGACGCCAGCGTCATGTCGTGGGAATCTCCCCAGAAACGCCTCGCATGCAGCAGCCGTGCTCGACCGCCGTATCACAATCTCATCGAGCACCAGCACCTCGCCTCTTACCACCTGCGCCACTACCGACGACATCGGATCCACGTTAAAGTCGAGCGCCCACAGCAGCGGGACCGATGAGTTCACCCGCAATTCGCCGACATGCTCGCTCCTCGAGAAAGCTGTGTAAACCTTTCCCCCGGACAGGCTCAGATACTCGCCCATCACTTCCTGACGGAAGAAGCTCTCGTCGTAACTCTGTTTCAGTCGATCGTAAAAGTCCGGGATCTTCTCGAGTAGGTGGCGGTTTTCCGCCGCCTTCGCGACAATCACTTCATACCCGCCTACCGGATCCGCAATGAACTTCTGGTAGACCCAGTCATATCCCTTCGGAGTCCATACCGCGAAACCACAAAGCCGTTTCGCCTTCGGATCCCGCAGTCGACCCTCGAGCCGGAGCCAGGCGCCCTCTTGCGTGTACGTCAATTCGTCGAGGCCAAACCACGCCAGGTTCGTACCTCTCAGCCGTTCGAATTCATCCACCGGACGAAACAGGATCCGAGATCCCGTCTCTTTCAGGACCAATGTATTCTCTGCCTTGTTGTGTTCGTACGGAATGTTATTGCCGTCCAGAATCTCCAACAAGGTTGCCTGCGTTGCGTCCCGTAACATCGGATAAGTCGGCGCGCCGATCAGCCCCGTCAGGCCGGCGTTCAGATAGGCCAACTTGACTGCCTCATGACACAATGCTTGGCTCTTGCCGCTTCCGATCGGCCCCGAGAACCCCTTGAACCGCGCCGCCGACCGGTGAAACCTCCTCTGCGATGGCAGAGGATCATACGCTATTCCTCTCCTTCGGATCT